ATCCAACCAGCACAAGGTGCATCTTCGCCCTGTTGTTCAATAAGATTTTCTACCCTTGCTTTGAGTGCTTTGAGTGAATAGAACTGATTTGCCATGATGTTAGTTAGTAGGGACAATAAAAAAGAGGGGATATACCCCTCTCACTTAAGCGTACTCACAAAATGTGTAACCGTTGACGAAATCATGGGTCACTTTGTTATCACGAACGAACCACTGAAAGTCCTTTTGAAATACACCATCAGTGAATGCATTGCAGAACTCGTTGATGATAGCGTTCAATCTAGACTTGGTGGTAGTGGACTGCCAACCTCCATCAAATACAGTGACAAAATCATCACCAACCTTTGCAATCTTGTTACCGTGGAGATACACAGTGGAGATGGTGCCTTCGGTGACGACTTGAGTATTAGCGTTCTTCCAGTTGGTGTTCGCTGTGATGGCAGCGTTCATCTGGGATTCAATCTTACGCATGTTTGGTGTCGGTTTGGTTGACTTCTTTATAATACAGGAGATGAGAGGCAGCACAACCGGTTGTGTGCCACCTTGTGGATCGTCACAGACCAGCGATGTAGTCTGCAAGTGCCTCATCATATTCTGCCTTGGTGTCAAAGGTGCGACCATAGATCGTGCGAGGATAGGAAACCTCACGACCAGCAGCGGCAACCATCTCACAGTCTGCCCGATCGTATCCCATCTCTACGAGGTTTGCCACGTAGGGGTTATGAATGTTCATGAGAACCTCATCAGTCTCAAGAGCAAGGGTGCAGGGGTCTTTGATTTTGTTCATGTGTCTACAATAGAGGATTTTGAGTGCTGTGCCACGCTAGGGTGACAGTTGGTCAATCGTCCAACAGTGGATCTTCCTTCTCAATGTCGTCTTGCATGTCCAAGGGCATGGCGTCTCTATCGTCAATGTCACAATCAAACGAGAGAACGGACGGGATGTCATCGGTCACATCTCCCATATCAAAGATCTCTCCCATCATGTCCTGAATCTCGTCCCACATTGGTTTTTCTCTCAACTGAAGTCATCCTACAGCAGCACCGACCCCTGACATGCTACCATGTGACAGTTCGCCAACCGACCACGGTCGGCTGAATAGTTTATGTTAGAAACTCCTCCATGTAGTAGTCTACAGTAACTTCATAGAATGCAGCACGTTCTTCTAAACTAGCAGCGAATTCTTCTGCGAAGATATGAGTCTCTTCATCTGAGTTGTTATCATCACAGAAGAGATCTAGAGTTGATTCATGCATAGTATTAAACGGCGACTTTACGAGTTTCACGAAGTAACTGTCTTTGTGATGATTTGATTGTGTGGAGGCAATCATACAGTTGATGTAAATTAGTGATATCAATTCCACGAGAGGATTTAATATCAATCCGAGAAGCATCTGCCCACTGGATGTTATTCCTGCGGTCAACGATTGTTGTGTAATAGTTGCCATCTTTTTCCCAGTATGCATACCCTTCGCATACAACGTAGTTGTCAATAGTTGGTTTCATAGTGGTTGTACATCAAGGTAAGTGATCTTGAGTTTCTTATGCTCTTTTTTAATCTTTTTGACTGCATTTTGGTGAGTATTTGCTGTCACAAATCCCTCTTGATTTACTCCATCTGCAGTCTCAAAGTAGAACTCAAACTTGTTTGAAGAAGACATTATAGTCTTTGTAAGTGTTATTAACTTGAGAATATTTAGTATAATATTCTCTATAGGACTAGTCAGACTTGAACTGACAAAGATATTTAAATCTGACAGATTTTAAGTCTGTTGTGTTTACCAGTTTCACCATAGTCCTTAATAATTAAATATAAAGTTTTCCACAGTTATGTGAAGTTCTTAAATACTTAACTTTTAAGATTTCTGAGGTTTTTATAATTCCTCAGTTTCTACAGTTTCTGAGGTTCTATAAGTTTCTCAGAAACTGTAGAAACCTCAGTTATCATCATACTACAGAACTGAGTGTTTGTCAAGTTCTTAGAAATTCCTCGGAAAGCCTCATAGGGACTGACCTTTGAAACCCTACAGAGTTATTATAATACATTCGGAGAGTCTTGTCAAGTGCCAACTGTGAGAACCTTCTGACATGTTTGTGAAGTTCTTATACTATGGGTTGACAATCGGTAGGATGCACGCTAAGACGGTAAGGCATCCGCACATTATCAAGTATTTCACACATTTATCCACACTTATCCACAGGCATGTGGAAAACTTAAGTATATTTAAAATGACATTTAAATCACACGGTAAATACCCTCCAAGTCACTTAGAATGCTCTTCCCAGTCACTTCGTTGCACACCAACTGCCTCATTAATCATCCACCAACCAGTCATAATATACTTGGTTTGATTGATAGGCGGAACACCACGATGAACATAAGTCCATGATGCGGGAAACAATAATAGATGACCTTGCTTAGGTTGAATCTTTGTTCCATCATAGAACTCAGTATACCCATCATTCTCTTCATCAATAGTATTCATATAATAGATGTATGAGATACCACGATAATACCCACTCATATTACCACCTAACATATACCTATCATCACTATGCCAATGAAAGTAACCACCAGGATCAGTACGTTGTATATTATATCCTGTCATCCTTGCTTCACTACGCATGAATGGATAAACTAAATTATGATTCTTCTCTTGTAATAGACTATCATACAAATCTAATTGTTCGTATGTTATGTCAGAGATATAATTATGTTCTTTAAAGTAATTGGTGGCAGATGATATATGTAAGTCAGTTGATAGTTTAATTGGAGTATTGACCTTAGACTGTGATACCGTAGTTTCATTAAGAGCATATCCACTACCTGTAACACCAGCATGTTTATTACTATCTCTCTCAAACTTACGAATAAGATTATTCAAGAATGTATGATCTAGAACTGGGGCATCACTATAATAAATGTTATTATGAAACATGTTTAATCAGGGAGAAGGTGAAAGTCTACAGTATTTACACCATATCCAGTCACATTAATAATCTCCGTGATTAACTCTTCTGGGTCACTTACTTCCCATTCAGCATTTAATGTATCAGTAATAATATCATTCTCTTGTTCATCTGTGAGATCTTTAAAGTTGAATTTGATCTCGGTAACTTTATATTTCATAGTATCAACCTGCTGTGTAATATGCATTACGATAAAGATAACCGCCTGCCCAGTCACAGTTCTTTAATACAAACTCACGCTCGGTGATAATGAGAAGATTAAAGCGTACTCCTTTAGCAGGTTGTTTGAATGATGCTGCCTTGTATACTTCACCAGACTTACGATCAATGAAGCAATGCACTGATTCAGTCTCACCATTCACACACTGCATCACCTTGTGATACTTACGACCAGAGACTAATGCATAAGAATAGTTCTGACCATTAGGATGTGAACGCTGATGAGACTGTTGAAGTGCATCACACAACATTAGACCATACTTAGTCACATTGATTTGATTGGTGTTCTGTGCATCCTTCTGAGCACAGTAATCAGAAAATTCTTTGTTCAGTGTGGTGGTGGTCATGGTGGTGTCCTTTGCTGATGAATCAATCATAACAGATACTGGAGCGTCATCGGTGGTGTCCAGTGCCAGTTTAAGAAGTGGCATAGCACTGTATGCACTGGTGCGATCTGGTGCTACGATCTTACCTGGACGTTTGTGTGTGATTGGTGCAATGTAACACCGTTTCTTTGTGTTGTAAAACCCCCAGATGGATTTAACATCTTCAGAGTAACTAAACAAAGCGTGATTGCGAATCCAGATACCAATGATATTTGGTTTATGTTGCTTGATTTCATAACTGAAACCTTCTGGTGCAATGTGTGGGAAATCAACAGGTAATTCGTGCATCGTACAGTTCAGCGTGGCGTTGCAATTCATTGATGTGGTGATCTTCAATCGCACCATCAATGGTCTCACCAATCATTTCCACCGAACGAAACATTGACTCCCATAACTGTTGCTGATGGGTTCCTTGCGAGTGCAGTTTTGCGGGCATCTTGAGGGTTAGCAGCGATTACTTTTTCTTCAAAGACTTTGCCAGCGGCAAACATTTTAACAATGTAAGTCATGAATTCATTACCTTATTGTAGAGTTGATTGAAAGTCTCACGATCATCAATCAGAATAGGATGATCCATAAGATCACTACTATCAATCATGACCAGCAATTCTTGAAGAAGTACAACTTCTTCATAGTAAAGACCCTTGATTGAGAGACTCTGATTCATCATCATTTCATGACTAAATTCCATTAGTTCCAACCTGTTGATTCATCAGGTTCGTGATCAGGTTCCTCATCCTTATCACTAACTAACAGTTCAGGGTAGTATTGTTTAACCTCCTCTGATAATTCTGCGTCAGAATAATCATCATAAGAGGTATTCATATAATCATACAACACTGACATAAGAGTCTTGAGATCCATGTCTTCCAGCATTGTGTGAATCAATTTTGATTGGAGGAGATCGCGATTCATAATGTGTTGTGTTGACTTCTATAGTATAGAGTGCTGAGAGGACGCTAGGAGCGTCCCTGTGCCACTTATCAGACTGTCTGGACCAGATCACCGACGCGGCGAGCATCTGCTACAATACCGCCCAGTGACATACTCATAAGATCTTCTGCTTCAACGATCTGAGTCAGTTGTGATACAAATGCCTGAGATTCGCTGGTGAACTCATACATTTTATCAGGATTAGACTGATATGAAATAGTTACAACTGCATCTTCAATCTTGATGAATGCAACTGCACTAGATTGTTCGGCAGTGAGAATACGAGCGATAGGAGCGTTCACGATCATGATGATAAAAAAATGTTAGTGTTTGTTTGTTCTGGGACTTACCGATGCAATGCTAACGTGCCCAGTGTGTTGTCTAGGTCTTACGCTTAATACTGTGCAGCCTAGGTGAATGGAACGAATAAGCAATAGTTGTTGTTATCGTAGACACCAATGGTCTCACGTTCAACCTCAACACGCTCAAACAATTCGTCCCAATTGTTTACCCACTCTTGGATAGAGTAGTAGGGGATAATGTTACCCCCATATAGAGCGTAGTTAGTATGCATCAGCAACCCATAGGAGCATACTCGGAGCGTGGCATCTGCTCAAGGTTAAGGTCAGTGACCTCAGCACCGTTAGCAAGGCGATCTGCCCACTCGTTACGTGCTGTGAGTGCTGTGACGGTGCTGTAGGACTTCTGACCGTTGACGTTGAAGGTGATACGCTTCTGGAAACGCTTGACGATCACACCATCTGCCTCAGCAATGAATGCTTCAGGAAAGAAGTCAACAGTGGTGATGGTGTTGGTGAGTTGCATGGGGTTCCTTGGTTGATGAATTAATTATAGCATATGGAGAGCGTTAGCCCTTACTGACTGTGACACTATGCGTACCGTCCTTATTCAGTTGACGGCAGAGCAATTCAGAATGTAGGCTACGTGCGAACTGCTGATCAAGAGTCTCATAAGATACTTCACCATCTTCAGGAGTGACAGCACTGACCTTGTAGTATTCGGAGACGAGCATTGGTGTGTTCCTTGCTGATGAATTAATTATAGAGCATCAGGCAGCGATGCCAACGGTCTTTGTGCCAGTTTGGGAACTGTCACAGGACCACTGGACAATGGGGCGAGCAATGGCAGTCTGCATCAGTGCTGCAACGTTGGTGCAGATGTAATCATCATTACCTCCACTCTGTCCACCCTGTTGCACATTGAATAAGCAATCATCACTCTTGAGATGTGCTTCAAAATCTTCTTTAGTGATGTAGAAGATACGAACATCCGCATCAGATGGATTAATTCCGCAGAAGATGAGGCGTTCCCAGTCCTTACATACGGAAACATGATTGATGATGAACTTATCAACGATCACACCACCTTTTTTAGCGCGAGTGGCGATAGAGAACTTAATCTCTGTGAGGATATTACTGATCACACGATCATGTCCTGCCGTAGATGTTGCGGCACGTTTGACTTCACAGAACATAGTCTCCATGAACTTAGACACAAAACGCTCACCAAACTCACCCTTTTGCTTAGGTGACATAAACACATAACCCTCAAAGGGTGTGCCTACCCAAGGATCACTCAGATTGCTCTCAACATAAGAGCGAAGACTACCATCAGCGAAAAGATTGTCAAACATGAGTGCCTTGCGTTGATACAGATAGTATGGCATAAAAAAAGCACCCTGTCAAGGGTGCTGAACCAGTTCATTAAGTGTCACAGGGGGGCTTGTCAATTGGGGTTAATCTGTCCCACCATTGTGGATAGATCACTAGATTAGTCGGACCAACTGTCAATGTAACATAGTTACCACCAACATCATCAATGAAGTTTATTACTCCAACATGTTCAATACCATTGGTAGTGTAGGCATATCCGTCTCCCTTTACAAAATCACTAATCTTCATATACTAAACACTCAGGTTCTGATGGGTTAGCATCACAATACAGTTCTAATGGTGATGGATCATGATGATCACCTGCTTCAATCTCTGCCTTGTGATGTTCTACATAATCTTCCAGTTCATGCAACTCACCTTCAATATGGCGACGTTGATTGGGTGAGATCATGGGATTGTCAAGGATTTCTTTGTCCTTCGCAATATGAGATTCTATGTTCTCCATATTTTTGGTAATAGTGAGCGTAAACTTATGTATTATTTATCTGAGGTTTGCTCAGACTGTAGACATTTTACCATAAGATGGGAAAAACGTTCCATTTTGTTGTGATGTACTGACGCAGGATGTTCTTTAAGTGCTTGTCGTAATGCATTGAGTTCCTCCAGTTCATTAGGAGTTAATGTACTACAGCGATCTGCTGGCAAGAATGACATGTCGTGATTTTGATTATGTTAGTATCCTAACATATCTAGGTCACTTACCCTGTTCTTCTAACAATGTCGTAAGATTTGTAGAAATCACTTCTTGAATTTCTTGCTGACTAAGACCGTTCAACCAACTCCATTTAGGATCTTTATCATCCCACTGAAGTTTCATCTGATGTGTGACATCATCGTATTCTACGAGCAGTGAATCATCTTCGTGATTAGTCATTAGATTCCTCTTGTTTTTTTAATTGTTTCTTGATTAGTTTAGCATAGATAACTTCTTCCTGGGTATACCAGTCAGGATGTTTCTTAGATCGTTTGATTATCTTTTTGATTGCTTTTTTATCGGATAAGTCCAAAGATTAGTATTAAATATTTTAAGTATTTAACACTTTTTCTTCTCAAGATAGATATTAAACGAAAATGTTAGACGTTGAACGTCTTCTTTTAGGTTTCCGCATTTGACTCCATGATTTAAATGTGGGGGAAATAATACTATATCACCATCAATAAAATTCATGGGCATAAATTCCTTATAATATTCAGAGAGATTAGATTTCACATAAGGAAACTGTTGTTGTGTCCTCCAGGCAAAGTCATGATTGGCAAAGAAAAATGATCCTGGATCACAATTCTGTGCAAAGTATACACCAGACCATAATGGGTTCTGATCATTATGCATACTCAAATGATTATGCACCTCTTGTCCCTGTCCCTTACGGTAAGCGTTATACCAAAAGCATTCATATTCAACCTTAGTAGGAATATTGTATTTCAACAATGTCCTCCTAATGTCAAACATGATATCTTCTTTGAGACTATCCCTTGTCTCCTGATTGACATAAGGATCATCATCCTGAATTAAAGGAAATGACGTATTAAGAGGAACTAACCAATTTGATGGTTTACGATCAACTTTGTCCCAAGTATCAAACATTCCAGCATACTTTGCATGTTTGCTGAAATTGATTTTAATAACAGGAGTAGAGAATAGAGGTACAATCTTACTCACAACTTAACACCTTGGGTACTATTGACAACTCTAGTGTATAGATGTAGTGTACCCTCCTGTTCACATTTAAGATGCCAACGTGTCATAATAGTGACACCATCTTTAGTGCCACCAGTCATCATCTGACGACCTTGTTTAGTCATTGATGAATACAAACCATAACGAGTCTCCCAAACATAGAATACATCATCAATGAGTTCTGCACCATCAGGAACTTTAATTTCTTGGTTCTGTTGCTCCGATAGTTGCTTTTCTTCTGTCAACTTTATACCTCTCTATGTGTGTGTTCATGTGACCTTCACATTGGAAATAACAATTTCTGTTACTACCATCAATATCCTTATAGTGGAGATGGTAAGGAAATACCATATGAAATCCTCCTTCCGTACAACGAGGAGGATCAATTACGGGTCCGCGTGGTACACGAACTTTCTTAGTTTTAGGTGCCTCAGTTTTTTTAGGGCGTCCTGGTTTGCGTTTGGTGGTATCACCATCAGCAGCAATAGTGTTGCCTTTGCGATTACGAATTGCCATGATGAATTAATAAGATTTGATGTTGAATGATATTACCATCCGTTCATGTTCATTAGGTAGAACCTTATGATACAGTTCAGATGGGAAGATTATAACATGACCCTCAGTTAAATAGTGAGTGTCATGCATAAACCTTTGGTAAGTTTGATTTGCTGCACCACAACCAAAGAAAATAGTTTTATTAGGTTCTGTGGAGTGTAAGATGTAGATACCAGAGAACGTACAATTACCATGAGTATGTTCTTTGTGATGACCACTTCTTTTATAGTATTGATACCACAACTCTGTGATAGAAGATCTTCTAGTTGGATTACGAATCTCAAATGGCATTTGTGCAAGCATATTATCCAGTGGATCCCAAACAATATGATCTAAAAAACCCTTTGTATTAATGAAATTATAGAAGTAAGCATCTTTATCATGGTAAGAACTATATGCTCTCTCAACGGGAGAATCAATCTCATTTCTAGCATCATCTTTAATAAAAGAAACTATGCTGTCTTTAATCTCTGAGTGGTTGCTTACTTTAGTGATGTAAAGAAAGGGACCAGGGAATAAAACAAAATTACTCAATTTTCCTTAGTGTGAATGATTCATCTGGATTAACTAACCATTCCAGTTTATCTCCGGGTTTCCAACCTAATTGATTTAACAGATCTTCAGGTATAGTAAGCACACCTTCGTCATCAACAGGAACAGTATACCTATTGTTATTAGTCATCAGTCAGAAGCTCTCCATTCGTTCGTCTTTGTTGCTTGTTTTTCTTGGAACTGCTCAACTAACTGAAGAATTTTATATGATCTCTCCTGTGCTATCGCTTCATTCCATTCTTTTTGATTAAAAGATCTGCGAAGTTCTTTTGAAATTGCTTCAAGTAACATATGATAGTGTGTCATTGCGGGTAGACAACTAATAGTAATTATAACACATCTTTACACCCAAATATGCAAGACTATAATTTTCTTGATACCTTCTATAACAGGACAACCACGATGAGGAAATGTAAATGAAGATGGGAATATAACTGTCTTTCCTGATTCTGGTACGATCAACTGATCTTCAAACTCTGTCTCACCACCTTTAAAGTCATCATTCAAATATGTTATTGATGAAATAATCCTCCCCCAATCGGTATTCACTGGATGCGTTGCATCACCATCATGATGCCAGTTATACTGTTGGTTTACATTATACAGACTTAACCTTGCATCAATAGAATATCCATGAGAGACAGATTTAATCAATTGAGCGGCAACTCTATCTGATAGAGAGTTTACATATTGACCGATCAATAGGGATGGATCAGGATAATCATCACTAATGTCTACCAGTTCACGATCACCATTACCGGGAAATGATTGTTCACCCTTCCAGTCATTAAACATTTCACGATAGCGACATAAGTGTGCCTCTGACCAAACCTCACCATAAAATATATTACTGTTCCTCATTGTCTTTCATAATTTTTTTATATCTACGCTTCATCATCCACGTATCAAATTTAATCCGTGGATACATACGAGCAATGAAAAGGAGACGACGGATGTTTATCCATGCTCCCCGTACTTGTAAGTCAATGTAAAGTGATGCGTTGGGTTCAGTAAAAATTAAATAAGCAAAGATAGCAACCACCACAAAAATGGTGTATTGGTATATCATTGCTCGCTCAATACCTCCAGGCACATGACATCAATATCTTTCTCATTGTTATAATCCATGAACCACTCACCGAATTCTTCTGCCAGTGCTTTAGCATTTTCGGTTTCTCCTGCATCCAAGGCAGCACCAATAAGACCATCAATGTCGCAAAGAATGTCTTCAACTTGATTAAGATTATTCATGAAAAAAAAGCGAAGGATTTAGTGGAGTTAAACTCCAACGGAGAGGGTGGGATTTGAACCCACGGATGCTACTAACATCTCTAGTTTTCAAGACTAGCGCGATCAGCCGGGCTCTGCCACCACTCCAATAAAAGAGAGACCGTAGTCTCTCAGAGTTAATTAGATCAGAAGTTGTACTTCACACCCAATTTACCAGCATATCCACGGTCAAGATCTTCGTCACCTGAACCGACGAATGAAACTTCACCATATGCACCGAGTGCTTCAGTCAGACTCAAACCAAGACCTGCCTTACCTGAAGGAACGGTGTCAGCATCACCACCGTCAGGAGTCAGCACGGTAGCACCACCCTGAACGTAGTAAGAACCTGTGTCACTGAAGGCACCTTCGTACCCTACGTGAACGTCCGTTCCAGCACCGTTGTACTCTGATCCAGTCCAACCGGCATTGGTTTCTACGTTGACGTAGGGACCGGCTAGGGCAGCTGCAGGAGCGAATGCAATAGCGGCGGCTGCAGCTGCAATAGTCGTTTTAAACATTGAAATAATTCTCCGTAGTGAATAGTTTGTAAGTATGTCTTAGCGTTATGCTAGGACGATTTATTTATTGTATCAGAAAGTCTGTGGACTGTCAACCTTTTCGGTTTCCACACCAACGCTAGCGTCAAGTTTATCATACAACTCAATGAAAGACTGTTTAGTCTCATCATCAAAGCGGTTGACACAAACCTCAATAGACTTCATACGCTTACCAAAAATTTTGAATGCATGGATGATGTGGACCAGGCGACGTGTTGAGATCACTTCATCAATGCCTCCGTCATTGAAGGTCTTACGAATAATATCTGCCCACTGAGCAAGTTTCTCACAGAACTCACGATCTTCCAGACCAAGATCAAGAGAAACACCTTCAAGGATGCGCTGCTCAATCTTAGGTGTAGGATAGTCCTGCTCAAAGGTAAGAGCAAAACGCTCAAGAAATGCTTCATTCAGTACATTAGTACCGATGAAACGACCGTCATCAGAACCCTTACCTTTAGTATTGGCAGTGGCGATGACATTGAAACCAGCAGAGGGTTTTACATATTGACCAGTCTTCTTGAGGAATACACCTTTGCCCTCAAGAATTGATTGGAGACACATAATTTTATTGCTGGCAAGATCAATCTCATCCAACAACAGAATAGCGCCGCGCTCCAATGCTTCAATCACAGGACCATTGTGCCAAACAGTGTTACCATTAATTAAACGGAAACCACCGATCAAGTCATCCTCATCAGTTTCAATGGTAAGGTTGACACGAATAAGTTCACGACCAAGTGCAGCACATGCTTGCTCTACACTGAAAGTTTTACCATTACCAGATAAACCAGTGATAAACACAGGGTAAAAGATGTTAGAAGAAATAATCTTCTTGAGATCACCATAGTTACCAAAAGGGACGAAGGTATCATCTTTAGATGGTACTAAGTTTTGTGTGATCGGTTCAACTACAATAGGAGCAGAAGGTGCTTCATATGTTTGCTCAAGTTTTTCTTGAACTGAAAGATTCCACTTGCCATAACCGACCTTGTACTTATCAATACGCTTCATGATAGTAGGATAAGACACACCAAACTCGCTCGCGGCAGAGCGAACAGCACTAGCACCAAACTCATCACCGTGGTGAGTTGAGATGAATGCAGTCAGAGCGTTCATGTCAATGTTAATCTTGCGGGGCATGTGCTTTGGTTGTGAACAATGTTAATATACAGTATTTGGAGGGTCATGGGTGAGACCCTGTGCCACTTTACAAACTGGTCAGGAGATCAGCGTGGCGAACGAAGAGAGAAGTTTCTTGTTTGTAGTTTTCTTTCTCAGATTGTCGCGAAATGCTTTACGAACCTGAGCAACACTAGCATCATCAGAAACTTCAAATGTAGTTTCTGCAGATATACTTGTGCTGGAAATGGCATAGAACGCATCATAACCTGTAGGAGTCATCTCTAATGACTTAAACTTACGCCAGTTCTTCATATCATTTTCCGGCATATCAACATATGAACGGATGCTATTAACGTAACGATAGAAGCGACTGAATTCAGAACCAGAACAGATACGGAATCCCAGAATGTTAACATCAGGGTTGCGATCCTTCAGGTTTTGAAGCAGAATAGCGGTCAAAGATTCGCTATAGTCACCACCCCATGTGGAGAATTGTTTGTATGTACGACCAATTTTACGATCACGTAATGTAGCAGAACCATTACAACGATGACGACCGAGATTGTTTGCTCCATAGGGATAGTCATAATTATAAGCAAGATCGCAACCTTCGCCATCAGTCAAGATAACAACATTTACTTTCTGAAGTTTGTTGACATTCTTGAATTGAGGTACAATACTATTAAGTGCAATAATACTTTCATTCAAAGGTGTGCCAGATAACCCCAGACCATGAGGACAACGATAAGCACAAGAATGACGGTAACTATAAGCACAACGGAAAAGATTTAAACACTGTTCATCAAATTGCTTAGAGTTAGTACGGGAACTAAGCAAATTCAACAGAGAAAAATTCTTAGAAATATCAAACGTACCTGCTTTCTTTTCTGCTTTATACTCAAAGTGATCACGTTCAGGATCAAGAATATTAGGATACCATTCATTGGTAAAAGCATAGACTTCAAAAGGAATCTGTACTTTCTTACAGAACCATGTAAGATTGATCAGTTGTTTAACAGTATCCATCAGTACATCAACCATAGAACCTGACCAGTCCAGAACAAAGATCATGCCATGATTCTTACCATCAGGAAGTGCAGTTACTTTTTTGAAAAGATCTTCATTGTACTTATAAGTATGAAGTGATTTAGTATCAAGAACACCAGTGCGTGATGTTGTCTGACGAGCATAAGCATCAGCAGACTTCTTACATTCAAACTCTTTTACAAGATAGTTTACTTCTTTCTGAGCAGACTTCTTGTATGTATTATATGCATTATCAACCTCCTCAAAAACATCCCCCCAGTGCTTAATACGCTCTGCGCGAACAGTAGCGAAGTTTTTAGTAATATAGGGAGTCAGAACTTTAGAATCAACAATGATCTTATCCATATACAATTCAGGCAGTTCCACATACTCAGTCTGGTTAGCATACTCAGACTGATTAGCAAGATCCTCAGCATTCTCATCAAAGGCACGTTGAGTCATAGACTCATTCTCATCATAAGTATCAGCGGCACCATTATTATAAGAAGGTGTATCTAAATCAGCACGATCACCATCTTGATTAGTCTCTTCACCCTGAACCTCTCCCTGTGGATTCTCTTCCTCTCCTTGTTCTTCTTCTTCAGTGTCACCCTGCTGACCTTGTGGTTGAGGGGGCATAGGAGCGGGTGTCTGTTGCTTCTCCTGCTCTTTCAGGTAGTCAACAATATCTTCACAGATAGCAAGAACTTCTTCAAATGTCTCAGCATCACCTACACGAGCAACAAATTGCTGCTCAATATCATTGGCGAAAGGAATCATAGCGAAAGAACCAACCTTGAAATGAAGGTTGATACGATCAATGAACGACAACTGTTCAGCGTTGATTTCTTGAATCTCAAAGAAGTCCTGATCATTCAGTTCTTCATATCCTTGATAGAAACTACGAGAGAGACCAGGAAACTTACGCTTCATAAGTTTCTCAATACGAGCATCCTCAACAACATTCACAAAGTCTTTAGGAACATTGTTACGAACAGACTCACGCCAATCAATATCAGGAGTGTATAATGCATGTCCTACCTCATGCCCCACCAGCATATCGTATACGGTCGCTGACGCCTTATCCCAGACAGGTAAGGTCAGAACACGGCGAAGAGTATCAAATGACGCTGTAGGCACCGTGCGATGCTCAACGATAAGATTCTCGGTGGCAAGCAGTTTGGCAAGATTGCCTTTGATCTCCTGATTAATCATGCGTTCCTCTCAACTGACACTAGTATAAAGGGTGGACCCCATAGAGGAGACCACCCTGTGCCAGTTCATGAACTGGTTTTGATTGATCAGAGCTTCATAATATAAAGGAGAGCATAGTATGGTGGTGTCACGCTGAATGTAACCGAGTGTGTGTGAGTGGTATTACTAAGTGTAACACTTCCAGAAAGCTGGAAACCGTGCTCGTGGGTTTCATTATTTACTCCCCAATCTTGCCCATTACCACTCTTTCTATCAGGGGTCACGTTATCAATTGGAACAGTTCCAGTAATTGCTCCACCACCTCCAGGGGTTGTGTTTTTTGTCTCGGACTCATATGATCCATCACCGCTCTTCTCACCATGTTCTTCACTACCCTGATTATCTGTTAAGTATTTGTCCACATAGCTGTGGAAGTGAGGTGGTGCAGTACCAGTAATAGCTCCATGTCCATGGTTAATGCCATGGTTATGATATGGTAGTTGACCTACGGTCAGTCCGTGACCCTGCACATCACCCGCCAGAGTATTAGTAATAGATGCTTTGATATTATTGTCTGCAGTGGTGACTGTATAAGAAGTAGTACCACCAGTAGAGTTTGTAGCATAACTACTTCCTGACCCAACAATAAATCTATCTCTTAAATCAGGAGTCGTCACACTCGCCCCTTCCTTATTGACATATGTGGAACCGTTACAAACTACCCAACCATTAGGAGTTCCTCCACCAGACCACATTGCGATAATACCAGATTGAACGCCATACTTGGTCAATAAGTGTTCAGCGCCTGAATTAAGTTCTCCCGTATTATCTCCACCACTCCAACCAACACCAGCACTAAAGTCTGCGTATGGGCTGCCATCAAAAACGAAGGCATTGCTTCCTGTGTTTTTGTTCCAATCATTAGGAGTAATACGAAGGGAACCCATTCTACATCTCGCTAATCTACCATATGGAGCATCAAAGCTGTTAGTTTCATTGATATTATCATTATTATTTGGAGCATCCATGAAGAACCTAAAGTTCATTCCCGAAACATCATAAATCATGTATGCTGATTTTTCTCCTACTCCAGTGGACCAGTAGTGAGATCCATCATCATAATACTTAAGTTCAAGACCTCTATCTTTTGTATCATTAACAGTAAGAGTAGCACCGTTTACGCCGCCACCAAGTGTAATGATAGGATCTATAATTCTTGATACAGTAGAATTAACAGTGGTAGTTGTACCATTAACTACAAAATTACCATCAACATGAAGATTATTGTTGATTCTTGTAGTACCAGTTGAAGCACCAAAGTTTAAGTTAGTAGCACCAGTGAAAGCATTAACTTCCTGAGTAGCAAAATTAACCGTGTTAGGTGTAGTCATGAAGTTAGCAACTTCTGCCGTCACAGTGGCATTGAATGTCTTAGAACCAGTAGTTCCAGTATCAAACTTACCAGAGAATTCAACATCACTCTTAATAACAAGTTTATCACTCATGAGTGTTGTAACAGAAGTTCCTCCTGTTGTTCCAGCACCATTAGGAGCATTAGAAGCAGCAATGTTTAGTGTTGTCGCACCAGTAGAGAAATTAACATCGGTAGAACTATTAGTATAGTTGAATGTAGAAGAGGAAGTGGTAAGATCACCACCATTAATAGCAAGATCTCCTGTGATTACTCCATCACCACCGACACTAAGATTATTTTCAAACAAAACATCACCAGTACCAACATGAAGTGATGCAGTTGGAGTATCTTGGTTGATACCAAACTTACCAGTAACTTCATAAGGTTGCTCATCCAACATACCACCAACGACTTGGCTATAAGTTTCTTCAATAGAAGTTAAATGTCCAGTACCAACTAGACCAGTATGTCTCCATCCAGCGTTAAGTAAATTACCTTGACCATTTTTGAGATCATCACCAACATAAATGTATCCTTCATGTCTAGTGTCTACATTGATCTTGTTCTTATAGTAATGGTCGCCCAGGAAAGTAGACTCAACACCTACAACAGGTGTTTTGTTCGTATTCATGTACGCCATCTGCTTAATATTACCGTTTAGAGTTGGCACTCCAAGGGCAAAACCTTTAGGACGTAGATTAAGATCATGAGAAATAAGTGCTCTGTTATTGTTTACAGGATCCTTAGTTGATATCTGAATACCCTCATTACACAATAATTCATTGTTAAATGTGTTAGGAACTTTGCTATCACCACCTTTTGTTACAAGTGTTCCTTCAATCAGAACGTTTTTAGTTCCAGCGATAAAAGGAACGAATTCTGAATTAACAACAGCAGCAGATCCAGCAACCTTAAGGATTGGTTTATCAAGAATCTCAACTTCACCAGTAATAGCGTTAATCTTCTGATTACCAACATACAGATCACCATATGCGTTCAGACCAGAATAGAATACAACACCAGCACGACGACGTTGTGACTGTGAATAAAGAACTTCTTTATCATTCAGAACTCTTTCTTGCTTAGAAGGAAAACCAGTTGAGTAGTTACCTGAACCGAAACCAGTGTATTCAAACGTCTGGTTACCAGCACGAACCTGTGATGTTCTTCTAAGTTCAATATCAATTTCAGCAAGATTGCTATCAAATGATATTAGTCTGTTTTCTTGACCTGATACTGCCTTTCCACTTTGAGCATTAAGACTTCCCACAAGGTTAGAGAATCCAGCATCAATTAAGAATGTATTAACTGCTTCTCTAGTGACGGAAGATCTATCATCATCCTGATAAACAAGACCATGAATAAGGTTATCAGCAACCGAGACAGCAGCATCAGGGTTTCCATTAGGGTTATCCTTATCAAGATCAGGATAAATCTTAGATACATCTTGTGAATACTTAAGGAATCCAAATGTATCTGTTGGTGAGTTAAACTGTTCCCCTTTAGGAGCAATATCACCAACTAGCATTGTCAAGTAATAGATACCATCTTGTTCACCAGGAATATGTGGTAAGATAGTATCTGATCTATAGACGAAGTAAACTCTATCAAGACCAGCGGTTTGATTACTTTGATTTTGTGTGTTATAGGGTACAATAACATTACTAGCATCAGTCTTCCTTTGAATAACATAACCAATCAAAGGTGGTCTTGCATTTAACTGAGTCTTAGGAATAACATAGCGCATACGGTATGTTCTATCCGCTAATGCTCTGTTATCAGAAAGTCTTTTGAAGAATACGTTCTCAGTATTGCTCAGCTGAGGATTATTATAGATATTGCCAGCATTACTGCTAGTCAAAACTGGATGAATAGTATTAGTAATGTCTGCTTTAACAGCAATAAACCAATTTGACAGAGCAGGATCGTAACGTAATGGTGACTTCTGAATGTTTCTATAAACAGTCAGCACATTAGCATCGCCATTTGTCTCAATGGGAATGGGGATGTTATTGTTAGCATTAGATTCTGTATCAGAAATCTTAAAGGTAAATGCATCTTCAACATATACAAAATATTCTGTAGTTAAACTCAGATCTTGTAATGCACTCTGCTGTGTAATTTGAGGGAGAGCACCTTGTGCAGGGTCTCCATCGGGCTTAATTTTACGCTTAAAGAATACCTTATCACCAGTGGTGAAACCATGAGGGAATGTACCTGTAAGAAAGGTCTCTAAGTTTGCATTTACAGTGACATCAAATCTAGGAAGTTCGGGATTTGTATCAGATACATATGCCTTAACTTTAAATGAAGAGGAGCTATCGCCTACTGATCTAAGGTTGATAATACTATTTGCTGCTCCGCCTGCACCAGATCTTGCATCTTCCTCAGAAGGTGCAATCTGAAATGATGTATTAGTTAATTTAATTACATAATATAGTCTGTTAGATTCCATTCCGAGAGGAAGGTAACCTGTACTGCTATAAATCCTGATAGGTGTAGCAGTTTCAAATTCGTTTGTACTTGCAGTTGTAAATGTGTTAGTGGCAGTATTTACATTAGTAATTTCATGTTCTTCAATGCCATTAGGATCAATAAAAGCTTCTCTTAAAACAATTCTAGCAGTAGTAGGATCAGTTAAGTTAGCAAAGATCTTATCATCAATCCTACCACCCAACTTATTCTGATTAATATCAAATGCTGGTGTCTTATTAGCGTCGGTTTGTTCAAATAAGAAGAGTTTAGTGCCAACACCATTACTGGCGACTCCTGATCTACTCTTTTGAACATCCAATGGGTAATATGGCACATCACCAAGAAAAGTTCCTAATGCTTGAGGAGGAACAACATGAGTAAACTTACCCTTCTTATCAAGTGTAAATGCATCAGGACGGAAACCATCAGCACAAAGTGCCATTGTACCGAAGTTAGAGTTAGAGTTGGTGATAGAATAGTCACCACCATTCTCAATCAAATGCTGCTCCGCATAACCAACGGCGAACACAGAAACTGACTGAATGAATGCATTATTAGACACACGAATGTGATAATGTCTCCATCCATCTGTAGCATCACCACGATAGTAAACATAACCCTGAGAATCTTGGTGAAGTGCAATGGAATCAGATGCACCACCTTCTAATACAAAACTAGGTTGGGGAAGTCCATTCCCATCTTGGGTAGTTTCAGTAAACTTAACAAAAGCACGGTCATCCTTCTGAAGTGAAACTCCAGTAAACTGTGCAACAACCATGGATTTAAATCCACTTACCTTGCTACCATCAGCCCATAGTCCACAAAGACCATAGGTAGATCTTAGTGAGCAGTTAAAAATGTATGGTGAAGATGAGTCAACAGTATCAATCTCAGCTTTAACAATAGCATTGGCAAGATCTGATGATGGAACAGTACCAGGAGTAATTCCCTGAATTGTGATAACTAATTCACTATCATTGTTGACAGAGGTGACATAGTATGTACCATTAAGACTACTGTAAGCGCCAGAAATGTCTTCAACAGTAATCTGCTGACCTTCAAATACTTCATGAGGACCAGTCGTTACGATGGTGACAAGTGATCCAGAAATAGTAACAGCAGAAATACCTTTCTGTCCTGACTGTTGTAGAGGACCAACAATCCTAGTCTCCTGAGTTCTCGCTTCTAGTTCACCCGGAGTTGTAGGAATAGATGCAAATGCTCTAGAACATTTTGCATAGAACTTATCAAGATCAGACTGATCAGAATATGTGAAACAGGTGACCTTATGGTGGGAATAATTAGCATTTACAATAGTAGTGCTGTTGGGAGTATTATAAACACCACCTTGACCAGAAACATCAGATGTAGGAAGAGCATCAAATAATGAGAATTGCCAGAAATAACATGCACCCGTTACCTTAAAAATTGAAGTTTTGGCATATGCACTATTTGCAGGATCTGGAACATACCTAGGACGAACTCTTGTCTTCCTCAAGTCCATACCCACAAGTGAAGTACCTCTAGGGATGACAAGACCACCCTCTACAGAGTTAAACTTATAAAGATCATTATTAGGATCTAAAATATCAAAGTTTGACTGATCTGATAACTCAGGGACCTCAGCAGTGTTGTCCTTACCAGGACGGTTGTCAATAATATACTCACCCGGAGACAAGTTGATTGTAAATTGATCGTACTTATCGTTATTCTGACCTTGAATATATGAAAATCTTGCTACTTCCAGCAATGCACGCTGGATAGTTTTGAATGGTCTCGTGGGCGAGTTGCCGTTATTTGAAATCAAATCCGACGCATTAAAGTCGTCAGGGTTGACATACAACATCCTTCCAGTTCTGGAAGCAATCAAATTGGTTAGTCTGGTTAATGCCATCTGGAGTTAATATACAAAAATGGTTCTTCTGGGTTATTTATAAATCAAACTCTTGGCATCTTCCTATAGGGGAAGTGTTAAATTGCATGTCTCTGATAAAAAATATTAAACTTAAACGAGGTTCATAGTCATTCACCCAGAAAGAATTCTCTTTATGAGGAACATTAGCACCTTCATACATAATCAACCTATTATATACATTGCCTACGTTGAGTACCTCTTCATATTGAGAATGATTATGCTTTAATTTCTCTAAATAATCAGATTCATTTTCATGAGTTTTATACCAATTAAATCTATGCACCGGATGATTTACAACATGATCAACCTTTTCCTTATAAAAGGTTGTACCGGAATCACTATAAGAAAAGGGATTCAAATATATTAAACCAGCTAAATCATATCCATGATCACGGTGTATCCATCCAGAATTTAACATTGACTCTCTAGATAAAAAATCATATGGCAAAATTTTCTGGAAATTTAATGTAATCTTAGCATCATGTCTCTGCCCCGATACAAAAAATGTAGATAAAATTTTGTTGATGATCCGAACACGTAGACCTTCATCTAAGTGACGCAATTCTCTTGTTTTCTCACCTGGAAATTTTCCATACAAAGATGGAGTAAACTTTTGTCTCAACCCAAAATCTCTGATATAGTCAGGATTCTTGAAAAAATTATCGGTGCAAGTAATCGGAAAATGTTTCATAAGTAATAAAAAAGGGTCTTAAGACCCTTTATAGACTTCCTTCACACGGAAGTTAAATTCTATCATTCATATTCTATTGTGTCAAGTATGTATTCTACAGTGTTGGCAACATCATCCATAGCATCACGTAAAACTGGTTGTTGACCAGAATATTGTTCTGCTTTAGGTGTACCATTTTTTAATTCTTCAGCAAGAGTCCAACGCCATTGCTGCATACCCTTAGAATACCACAGGTTTATTTTCATTCTGGTAAAATACTTTCAGGATCTAATTCTATGCCACTTAACATGGGATGTAAACCTTCCTCTAACAAATATGCTGATTTCTGATGAATTAACTCAATAGAAACTATGGGAGATCCTATTGCTTCTGCTAAAACTACTTCATCATTCTGAGTTTCGCCATCTAAAGAGTCAAATGTAAATGGAGTATTATTGAGAAAGTATGCCTTTACAATTCCTTCTTCATCGGTGATGACATGTTTTGCGGTTACTTTATACATATTAGCGTTTTATACATTTGAGGTTATATTCTCTCGCTTTGAGTGCCTCAATCATATACATCATCGCTACTTCTGGATTCGTTTCCCCACATGTAAAAACATCTAAGGCGGCAGACCCTCGTTCGGGCCAAGTGTGGATGCTGATGTGACTCTCCGAGAGTAATGCTACGATTGTAACACCTTGTGGTTCAAATTTATGGGATGAGATATCCAATAATGTTAAACTAGTTTTATTTAGAGACTGAATAATTTGCTCTTTTAAATAATTTTCATCATCAAGAAGTTCGCGAGGACATTCATATGCCTCCGCAAAACAATGTTTACCAAGCGCCATTAGTTTAAATTAATTTTCAATGCAGTGGCAGAAATTTCTTTTGTCGCAAGCATTTGAATCATGCCCAAAGCACCTAATGCTTCAGTTCTAATTGATCCACCCATATTTTGAAGTAGGATGACATTTGCAGGAATAGAACCTGCCTGAATACCAATACTACCTTGAAGAGAAGTTTGGATAATAGCATCACCTTTTGTTTTTGTATTGACAGACCATCCAGTAAGACCAGGGGCAGCAGCAGTGATTTCTGTAAATGAATTACCTAAAGGAATATTTACATAATCCTGAGCATACTGAAGAATAGGATCCATGAGTAAATTTGATGTTCTACTACCCATGATCTCATACTTTAATGCTTCTTTAGGCATCTCTAAGAACAACGGTCCAGCTTTTTTAAATGGATTGTTATTGACTTTAACTTTCATCTTACCATCAACTTCAATAATATAATCATGACCGACTTTATGCACTAAAGTCCCCACAGTTTCATGTGTGGTAATATGTGCTCCTGGTCCTAATGCGGCAGGTTCTAAAATGTTTAATTTTTGTTCTTGTAATACCTCACCATAGTTCTCTTCTAATTTAGAACCAGTTACAACTTCCTTATAGTCAGAAGTAGAAAGTTCATACTTACCAGTAGAGATGCTTAATTTACCGCTACCGACTGATTTAGATGGTCCAAATGGTACAGGATCCTGACTACCAGTGTTTAAACTAATCTGTTCTGCTGCCTTCATTTTAATGCTACCACCAGCATTCAATTCAATGTCCTTAGCAGCAGTAATGATAACGCCACCTTTTCCATTTCCTTGAATTAAAACATCACCGGTTCCAAAAATTTCTACACTTTTTTCTTCATCACTACCAGCTTCCCCACCACCAGTTACTGAATGACCCTTAGCACTAAGCATAATATCATGCTCAGACGTAAAATGCATATATCCAGATGATGTAACATCAAGATAACCTTGATTAGGTGTTAACTCTGCACTATGTGCAATCAGAAGAACAGCACCATTCTCTTGCCAACGAATCATTGATCCGCGATAATGACGCATCTCATAGTTTGAATCTCCACCTCCACTAGTCTCACTGATTTTAAAAGAACCATTAGTGATCTTCTGAACGACCTCATTTAATTCTGATCTAGTTTGAGAAGCACCTGTTTCTATGGACTGTTTATTTTCTAACATAATTTTATGGGCAATCTACGATGCTTACAGTTCCGACTTTGCTTTCATTATATTTATTGACGACATTCAAGTAACGATCAGAGACTTGATCACATGGTACATAGTTTACCACAGATTTTGCATATGCACCAATACCGCCAGCACCATCAATATAAATCCTTGGAATTCTATCATAAACGATATCTTTAGGGTTGGTAATTCTAATCTCTACTACTCTACCATTTTCATCAATCGCTGCAACAGCAATATTGGGATCACCATCCACAAAAACTGTGGGAGATGATTTAAAATATCTCCCAGGATTTTGAATCACAATAGAAGTTAAAATACCACAAAGATTAGGTTCAGAAGCAGCATATCCTGTACCAGGAGACATAATAATAATGTCAGTTAGATTCCCGTCATCATCAATTTCTGCCTTCGCGATGGCACCAAAACCTAATCCGCTGATCGGAACAAGAGGAGGTTGTTTATATCTTGGAGTAATGGGTCGGGGGAATGAGACAACACCACCACCAGGACCTATGACAATAGGAATTGATATAATACCAGGATCGGTATGCGGGATAATAACTTTAATTGGATCTCCACTAGGATTTGGAAGACCTACTCCAATAGGAACATCATCATCAGGTTCTGGAATTACGGGTTGATCAATATCATCTGGAGGAACTTCTGGAGATGGTTCAACACAAAGACCAGTGGTTGCTGATATTGCCGTCTGAGGATTAGGTGCGGTATTAGGATAGGTAATAGTGTTACCATCACTCAGAGTTCCTGGAGGAGCACAATTTACTGTGCTAAGATAAACATTACTCTTAGTCACACCAATATAAATGTTATCTGTTGTTTTATTCAATACAGGAGTAATAGTAGACTGTGTTACTGGTGTTGCAGTGATCTGACAACGATAGTATTCCTCATCACAAATTAAGTAAGAGACAGGGTCAATTAAGAGTTCATTTGTAGTAGCACCGGCATATGTAACACTAGCGGATTGTGCCACTGTACTAGTATCCCAACCATTCAAAGTAACACTTTGACCAGTATTAGAGTCAGTGAACGTGACATCAGATGGTCCATATGTTGTAACTAATTCATTAATAGTTTCATTTCTAACTCCATTTGCAACATCAGTCCATACTCCATTAGGTTCATATGTTCTCTGCCATTGATACGTGAATGTATATCCAGGGACACTAGCCTTAGAAATAAATCCTAACTTCAAAGGAATACTTTCCTCTTGAACAATACATGTAGAGGGTAGAGTTGGCAATAAAATTTCAGCATTACATGAAGCAGATGGTTTCTGTGTCGGTACATAACTAATAACCCCGATTTTAGTGATACCAGCACCAACAGCAGTTCCTCCAGTTGCTCCTGACCCACCTAAGTTTGAAGAAGATCCTTGTGGTAATAATACATCTTGGAAAAGAACACTAAAATCAAATGTTTGATTGCTATAATTAGGATTAATATTCGTTGGAACTGAGAAAGTTACCGAAGAAACTCCTGGTCCGAATTTGAGAACTGCAGTACCACCAGTAAAATGTGTACCTGATAACGCTGTATTATCTTGTGTAGTAGCTTTAATCTGAGTTTCTTCGGAAAGATTCGGACTGCGAATAACTGTAAAATTAGCTAATTCTCCAGCAATTACACTAACATCGTCTACGATATAATTAATGTTCTGAGTGATCATCTCAGGAGGATTAGATATAACAGTAGTATCTGGTGCAGGAGCAGGATCTATAACATATTTAATTTTAAGTTGTCTGGTGTTTAATATAGATGATGTAGATGGAGTATTTTTATATGGATATTTGCCAAGATCTAAATCTTCAACTGATCTGTATATACTTGCTTGATATGTGACAAAATCCTTCTGTTTATCAGCACTATGGAACTTATCAGAGGCAATTGTGACTAGAGGTGCCTTGTTTTTAAGAGTTTGAATATTTACAATCTTAGATTTTTCCCCAGCAGCGAAATAAAGTTTTTCAGATTTTACAATATTAGTTGCGATTGGTGGAATGGTTGCACTGTCAGCATATTGATCCTGATCAATATTAGGTCCAAATTCAATATCACCACCAGTATTAACTCCAGGAGTAATACCAGCAACTCTTGCAGTATCAGTTGATTTTAAATGAACAGCAAAAATAATTGTCGCAGGTTGATTAGTATTGTTTCTTTTGATTTTAATTTTCTGTACTTGACCATTTTGCACCTCACTACCTATAGGTGTCATTACATAAACAGCATCATACTTATCATCAGGTTTACCGATTACCACGCCCGTTGTAGTTGATGGACTATAATCATCAACATCATCACCTCCAGGTGGTGGAGGGAAGTTGCCATCATCATCAGGAATTCCTGGATTATCAGGAGTTGTTCTAGAACCACCACCAGTATTTCCATCGCTAAGATTATTACAGAAGTCAAATACATCTGAAATCTCTGGAGATAGGAGATTCGCTGCAGTAGTAAATGCATTCTTTAAATCTTCATTGTTGGCAGAAACACCTGGAACTTTAGCAGTACCTAGATCAACACCTTTTGCAAAGTTTGCTGCTTCAGCGTTAAGTTTTGATGTTTCTTTACCAATAGAAGCTGATACTCCATCAAGAGCACTTAGACCTGAGTTGAGATTTTTTTTGAGTCCGGTAGTAAGTCCAAATTCACCAGGATTGTTAAATGCATTAATTAAATTTTTTGATGCCGCTGTACCACAATCACCAGAACCACCACAACTGATACCCAAGAAGTCAAGAATAGCATTGATTGCTTCTCCTAACATGTCTCCAAATCCACCAATAATACCTGCAATAGATGAAATTCCTGCCATAATATCATTCATCATCCCAAGAACTTCTCCAAGGACTTCATTTAAAACACCATCTATAAGTGTGGTTAAACATCCAAATACACTGCCAATAGCAGAGTCAACCAAAGTGTTCAGTAGATCTTCAATCATATTAGAGAGCATACTCTCAATATCACCAAAGCTACAAAAAACACTATTTAAAATTTCTTCAAATACCTCAGTAATTGTTGATGTAATTCCCTTAATAGGGACCATTATCGCCTTAACAAGTGCGTCAATTGCTTGCCTCACATACTTAGTGACAATTGCCTTAATCCATGCAAGACCACCACGCATGATTCCCATGATACTGGCAAGATATTTTTGAAGATATCCCGTAATAGAGAACAATTCTCCAGTAACATTATTGACAAACTTTGATCCAATCTTACCATCAGTATCTTGAATGATTTTTAAAAAATCTCCAATCACAGCATTCATTGAGTTACCAATGCTACCATTCTCACCACATTTATTGGCACCTTTTACATCTTTACCATTCTCCGGGATTCTATCTGAAGCAGTAACAATTTCAAAACAACCATTGTTACCCTGAGATGCACTAAACACATTGTTGTGTTTGTTAACAAGAGTCTCTATGACCTTAGGCGCTACTTTTGAAAAAGTGTTTTCATCAGCAAAAACTGAGTCCGTTTCTTTATGTGATGATAATATTATAGGATCCCCATAATCGTCAGCATCAAATTTAACTAATACAAAATCTCCTTTTCCGAAAGTTGCTAATGCATTATTTGAGATACCTGAATTAACATTCCCGTGAGTAGATTTAAGAGTTGCTGCAATTGGAAGAGCATCCTTTGCTACATGATCTTCTTCGCAGTTCTGCTCATTGATATCACAATATCCATGAATAGCAGGACATCTAACCTGATAAGTTCCAGGTCTTTGAGTATTAGCGTCAACAATAAACCCAAGAAGGACTGTACCTTTCTTACCTAAGTTTGTTCCCTCTATTGAGAGATTTTTACTCCAATCTTGTTCCATATTAGGAATTTATTAGTTTACAAAGTTCCAGATGTGTGTATACATGTTGAATCTCTTCAACTTTATGATTTAACTGCGTAATCAAATAGTATCCTGAATATTTAGGACTAATTTCAGGTTCCTTACCACTGTCAGCTTTAATTTCAGGAAACTCTAAGTATACATGATCACCCACACGAAGTGATAGATTTCCCGGTATTCTCATTGATGCTCTCTTTTGCTTGAGCAATGCTAATGTTGCTGGATAATTCAGTGATGTAAGAACAGGAGACGTAGGTTCATTATCTAATGCAGATGGATCGCATACTCTATAAAATTCAGTTTGATATTCTGATTGATCTGTAATAATGATATCAGTAAGTTGTCCATCCGATGCTGCTTTAAGACATGGATCTACAGAAGATTCTGATGGAAGTTTCTCTATACGTTTAAACTTATTTCTAGCAACATCCAATAGACGATGTTCCTTTTTACCTCTTTTGCCCGAAGCAATTTCTTCTAATAATCCTGACTGACTACCACTATCATAAAAACTAAAGGTCAGAATAGTATATGCTGCATCTTTACCATCACTAGTACTAGTATTATTAGGACGAACAGTATATGCACCATGAGACTGATTATAGTTTGATGCTTGAGTCATCAAATTATAAATTGAATTAAACCTATACGTGTCATATGTCTCATAAAAAACATATCCGGTTGCTCTAGTTTCTTGTTTGCCACTACCAGTATTTGTACTTTTAGGTGTTGCTTTTCCGCATATATGATTGATAAATTGATATGTTTTCTTACCATTACCCATAATTTTAGCAACAGGTTCTGTCATTTCTGTGCTAATATCAGCTGATTTAGCAGTTTTAATATATTTACCCATCACCATGTCAATCGCAGTGTTATAATCAACTTTAGTAGTCTTATCAGGAGGGAGGGCAGATTTTACTGTAGTATTAAAAGCAACAATAGCATCTTTGTTGATTAACTCTAATGTATAACTTTTTTTCTTACCCTTTACATTTTGAGAAATCACTCTATTCACATAAAAACAATTAGACCCTGCAAAGATCATTGTAGTTATTTGTCTTTCCCAATCACTCCCAGCCGCAGGATCATGTAGTTCAATCTCAACAGGGCAAAATTGTCTAATCCCACAGTTATTGAATGCTGCATCAACTCTACCCGCAGAGTCAAGAATCGTAAGTCTTGCCCTCAGAAAAGACTCATGAATTGATTCAAAATAGTTGAATGAAATAATCTCAGGAAATTCAACAGATTCTCCTGTCGGAGAAATTCCTGCTAAGGTATCCGCTTCAGGAATATTATAAAATTTACCCGATATAGATTTAATTTTGTTTGGTTCTGTTGCAGACGACATTATTCCTCGGTTGCGTAAATATCTTGTGTGAGCAGAATAATTGGCGGACCAAAGACATTTTCAGTCCTCTGTGCCACAGTATCTATATTAGATACTTGTTTGGGTGATGAGAAAATAGAAGGTACTATAGTGCTTTGAATGGTACTATGTGCTTCAGAAAATACCTCACTTATGGGACCCGATGCTAACGAGGGATCATATTTACTAATTATAGCACTCTTTACATCAATCGGGGTGTCCATTTTCATATCAGGATTATATGACGATTTTTGATCAGGAGATTTAGGTATAGATGTCCTATTAATTGAAGTTATATTATTCTGAATCTGAATAGGAGACCTTGCTTTCGTTTCTTGACTATACTTTCTTTCAAAAATTTCTTCAATCTTTCTAAATGGTTCTTTGAACAGAATGTTCAGAACTTCTTTACCAATAGGTCTCTCTGTTGGAATAACAACAACTGGTTCTCCAACTTCAGCAACATCAACGATAGTAGGTCTATCAATTATCAAATCGCCAATACTCTTTGTGGGGTCATTGTAAATGATTGGAGTGTCAAGTAATTGCGGAATAAGAATGGCACCCGCTGCTTCTTTCTGAAGACCATTATAAACACTAGATGCAGAGTCAAGACGACGCTGAAGAAAATCAGGTCCATGCATGTCAAAGTAAGGTTGAAGATCTCCACCAGCTTCATATATTGTGGTGAATACTTCTGTTGCTTCTGCAACATCACTAGTATCTTTCAATTCTTCCATCATGCCGGGAAATAATTTACCTAATTCCCAATCAAATGCCCTTAGGTTGTCTGAATTTGTCCATGGTCGGTCAGTTACCCCAATAGCATTAGCAACTTGATCTAATCTTCCTCCAGGTGCCATGTTAGTCCATTGAGCCCATCCATAACCAACCCTGCTAGATCCAATAGGAGGTGGTCCAAAGTCACCATATTGAGCAGCATAAGAATCTTCAATATCATCGGGTCTACCTTTACCCATACCCTCATTCATCCAAACACCAACAATTGCTGATGCTTGATAATCCTCAAGGTCATACTTTCGCATCAGATAGCCAGCGATTTTTGTGTAGTCAGCATCTGCGGGTGGCATGTCAGGATCATATACACGACTAGCCGCATAACCTAATCCCCCAGCAGCGATTAGCGCCGTAGCAGCAACAGCAAGATTATTTGATTTCTCATCATCAGACTTCTTATTATCTTTTCTTTCATTTACTTTCTCCAGGAGTTTTTCAGTAATCTTTAACTTCCTAGTCTGAATTTCTTGCTCAAACAGTTTATCAGCAACTATCTTATGATAATTTACTCTTCTGATATTATCTAATACTTTGATTAAATTGCCGATAAGACCATTAAATCTCTCTAATAAGTAAGTCCAATCATTGATATCTTCATCAGCGACAATCATTTCTAACTGAGATTTTGCTAGAATATAATTTTTCTCCTCATACTCTAGTTCCAGTAACCACGGAGGAACAATAGGACTAAACATACCAACAACATTTCTCAACTTACTCTGCTGTTTCTTAGCAGGAATAATTTCAGTTAATGCCTTAATCTTCGGTGGTTTTGCATCACCAACTATGGGAGTCTTTGCTGATGCCTCATCCCATTCATTGAGATCATAGTCATCACCCTCTATAAGTTTTATTAGTGCTTTAATCATGCCTCTTGGTAATAAACTGTGGGTTTGAATAATGCAACTATACTACTCTTAGAATTGCCGAATGAGAACTCTTCTTGAGTTTCACTAGCAATTTCCATTTGATTACTATCTGGTATACTATTTAACGATGATTGATCACCATATTTACCTGGATTGAAAAACTTATCAATAGTAAGATCTGGAATAAATGGCATCCCAGCACCAACCTTACCAGCACCAACTTTCTTTTCTCCAACAATACCAGGACCAACAATCTGCAGGGGACCAGATCTTAAAAGCATCTTCTCAATCTTCTCTCTAGTAGGAAGTCCTCTATCATTTTGTTCAGATGCTTCCCTAAGATTTCCCTCTTCTATAGCCTTACTAAAGTCAGGAGCACTATACCAGAAGTATGGTTGGTTAAATCCATATAAGATGACACCAGCCTGCTGTTCAGGCGTGAAATACTTAAATTTTGGAAAATGTTTTGTATCTAAGAAATTGTCATGATAATCCCTAACTTGATATTCAAGTAACTCATCAGCTTCCTTTTTGGTCATTGTCATACCAGGAAATACTGCCCTATTACCTTTAGTTATTTCGTCAAGGAATGTGAATCCCCAACCGATAGTAGTTCTATCATTAGCAACTCCAGTCTCATAAGCATGGAACACCGTACTATCAGTAATATTCTTATACCTTGGTGAAGATGGTTTCACCCACTTATTTCCATTAGGAGATAATGAAGAGATTCCTTCCTCTTCCTTAATCCACTCAATACCCTTAGCAATTCCACCTTCACCCATCATATTTTGACTAAACCCAGATTGTCCCTCAACACCAAGATCAGTAAGACTCTTCGCAATATAATACTCAGGAAGAATGGATTTAATCTTTTCCTTCATCATCAGTTCAGCAAAGATTTGCATCTGACTCATTGGAACCACAAATTCAGGACCAGCTTCACCAACCATAATTTTACTAAGATTAATACCCCCCTCAGATTCCATATCAGGTTGATTATCACGAGTCCATTGTGCAGGATCAACCATGTTTCCATTCATAAGAACATTCCAATGTAAGTGAGGTCCGCTGCTTCTTCCAGTGTTTCCAAGTTCACCGATTTTAGTACCTGCTTTAACTTGATCATCAATCTCAACGGTCATACTATCTAAGTGAGCAAAGTCCATCTCAATCTCACCAGCTCTCACAGTGACCATTTTTCCATATCCACTGACAACGTTAGAGCGAGTAATCACACCAGTGATTGGAGTAATAATGGGAGTTCCTACTACACCTGCAATATCAATACCCCCATGAAGTCTAGTTGCACCGCCCATGGTTCTTTGACCATAACCAGATGTAAATACTAACCCTTTAGTTCCTTTAGGAAAAGGAATCCATGCTGGTCTTGAACCAAGGTTTTGACCTTGACCCATAGTATAATCTTTTTTCCCAGCAATATCTTTAAATACTTTCTTATTAGTAAATAAGTTAGTAACTGAGGTAACTGCTGTATCTGCTAGATCTAATCCATATGCAGTTGCTACTGCCAGAAGTAAACTAGTATCATCAAGAGTAGCACCAGATGTTCTAGATCTCGCACTCTTAGATAATCTTTTAAAGGTTCTCTTTGATCTTTGTGTTCTTACCTTCTGTTCACTTTCTTCAGAAGCATAGATAGACTTTTTTTGTGAAATAGCTATCTTATAAGACTCTGCAAGTTGACCCAGAAAACTTTGCAGAGAATCTAGATATGAACTAGTTCTATTAAAAAACTTATTGAGTGGATTAGTTTCTTTATTCTGTACTACAAGTCGCTTTACTTGAGTCTCAGGAACAATTTGCTGCTGTTCACTAAAATCAGTATTAATAATATATGATGCACTTGCTTCGCGAACAGGAGTGATTTCATTGCCAATGACAAAATACTCGGGGGATGATGCCTCCGAGTTAGATGGAACTATTTTTGTCTTTGCTTCAATCATTTATCAGAACCTACTCCCAAAACTAGGATCAATAAATGTAGTACTTCTACCAAATGGGGAAGCTTCCACATCAATTCCTGGTGAGTCATATCCAACTTCTTGTTTCTTTGGTTTTTTACCAGGAAGTTTGATATAATTTGGTGGCAGTGGAACAACCTGAGGTGTAGAATTGTTATCCGACTGCATCATACTACCTTGAGCATTTTCAAGATTTTGTGATGGCATTGGACCCTTATATCCAGGAGCATTAAAATAAGCATTAGGACCAGTAACTTGGTCATACGTTGCTGTAGGAGCAGGATTAACCAGTTCATTAATAATTAACTCAGCAAACAATGCAAATGGATTCAGTGCAGAAGAAGGATTGATACCTCTTCCTACAGCACGAACAGGTCTTTCAAATGCCTGACGAACAGCAGGAGTAGGACCAGTTTTTACCATATCTGGGGTGAATGCTTTCAAAGGATTCCATCCTTTAATTCCAGTTGCACCAGATTTAAATGCTTTATTACTTCTAGTAAGTTGTTTAGCATCATCTGCCATCAAACCATCTGCTCCTCTCCATCGTGCAGTATTCTCATTAGGAACTCTAGCATTTCTACCTTTATTCCACCAATCAACAACGCCACCACCACCGAAATTAGGGATTTTCATATTATTAGATACTTTCTTGAAATATTGTTTTGAACTGGATTCATACAAATTCATATTATTAATACCACCAGAAGCTTGGGGTACTAAAACTGCTGGATCAGCGGCAGCAGGAGTGGTGGCAGTGGTGGTGGCGGTAGTGGTGGCGGAAGCAGCACCCGTCGTTGGTAGAGCAGCACCAGTAGGTGCTGGAGCTGGCGCAATCTTGGTTTGTGGCGCTGCGTTGGATTGTGGTGATCCAGTTTGTGTTGCTGCTGGTACTGGTTTTCGCTGGAATGGGACGACTTTATTTCCTGGTCTTAGTTTTAGAGGACCCTTAGGAAGTGAAGTGCCAGGAACAGTTATGCCATTCTTCGCACCTCTAAGTGGAACGATTGGCATCCAACCGCTCAAATTAGACCAATTTAATCCGCCTAGTAATAGTTGCTGTTCTTGAGTAAGAGGTTCATGAACATAAATCTCACCCTCTTTTTTTATGATTAAATGACCGGTATCAACTCTAGCACCAACACCAAGTTTCCGATCTAAATCACTACCTGGATTATTCTCAACATATTCTAAAATATCACCAGCTAATATTGACTTACCTTCCTCTGTAGTTACATTATATTTTGATGGGAGTGTGATTACTGGAGCGGTTGCCTCAGTTCCTGCTTGTCTAATGGTATCAGGAATATAAATTGGCGCTGGTTTAATTCCAGGAAGAACAGGAACTTTTAATGGTTCTTTTTTTGGAACCATAGGAGTCGTTGGTTCAGCTTCCTCTTGTTCCAGTTCTTCAGGTACTGGGACTCCTTTAGGAGCAACCTTAGTTTCCTGTTGTTTACGTTTTTCAAATTCTTCAGCTTTTTTAATAGCTTCTCGTTCTTTTTCAGCGGAATTATCATCAAAGTCACGAGTACCTAAACCCTCAGCCTCATCAGTTGCCGTATCCGCATCATCCGCCGCTGCAGCTTCGGCGTCCGGGAGTGGAGGAAGAACAGGTGGGATACCCCCACCACCGCCGCCACGGCGACGTTTGCGACCACCACCAGCAAATGGGAATCCACCGCCAGGTTTCTTGGGTAAGTTTATGCAAGTGCAGTCAGGATTATCTTCATCACCAAATCCGACTGTCTTATCTAATAGATATTCTTCAAATGTGTTTTGATATAACTCTCTCTTACGCTCATGTAACTCTTTCTCAGTTATAATCTGAACATTCTGTAGTTTTACTACATCCTTCATCAACTTTTCAGTTGCGGTCATCTTAGCTTCAATAGCCTTCAGATAACCTTGAATGCTTTTATTTTGTACCTTAGGAACCCTAATTTTTTCCAGTTTTATTTCTGGAAGAGTAACAGCAGGAGTTTCTGCCAGACTTACAACTTGGTCAGGGGTAACAGGAGGATTAATTGCACGAACAACAACCTTAGGATTAGGATCAGGATCTAATCCAGGTTTAGGCGCAGAGGTTCCAGATTGTTCAGGGGGAGGTGTTTGAGCTCTCTCCTTAGGTGCTTCTTCCGGTGTTTTTTTTGCTGCGGGATCTGCCATTACTGTTGTGCTGCTCTACGGGCGTTTTCTTTTTCAATAAACTCTACTAAAAGACTCACGTATACATCCCGTTCCCAGGGCATCATATTCTCAATCTCTGTCAAACTATATTTATGGTGCTGCATGAGATTAAAATTGAGGCGGTAATAATTTTCCAGATTATTCTGAAATACCGCTAGGCGAAAAAATTTGCTAACCCTTCAATTGTTACATCATTAACAACTTTAGTTTTAGGATTTTTAACTTTAACCGTATGCGTTAATTTAGGCATTGTTGTGAAAAAATTCTGAACTTTCTGATACTGCTTTGAATTCAACTGTTCAACAAACTCAGAAATTTCTTTCTTTGAAGAGTCTGCTGATTCCCATGATTCTTCATCATTGTAGATAGAATCAACACACTCAACAGCATATTCAAATGTGCTGTCAATAAGACTTTTCTTATCATCAGGATTCTTTTCCATAATATATTTCATCGTGGGATACTTCATCTTAATAAAGTAACCATTCTCAAGATCAACGATGTCAGTATGACCCTTAGGATTACTTACTTTAATATCATCAATATTAATTTCTACTTCAACCTGAGTCTCTCCATCATCAGGACATGTGATGGAAAATTCAAGCATTTCACCAACTGACTTAGCACGAACATTGAGAAAGACATATTCAACATCAAATGTAGAAAGATTATCTAAATCAATTTTAGACTGAACACAGTTACTAATAATTTGAATAATTGCATTAGTGATTTCTTGTTGATCTTCAGACTCCAATGCAAGAAGAAGAATTTTCTCTTCTTTGACCATAAATGGTCTATACTTAATCTTCTTTTTTGTTGATGGGATTGTCAACTCATGAATAGGAGCGTTAATCTGTGGTAATGCCATAATTTAAAATTGCCTAATTAAAGTTTATAAAAATAGTGTTTTTCGTATCTAAACGACACTCTCAATTTATTTAGTGTGCTTGCACCATATGCCATTGGCACACTTTCAATGGTGTAAGGATAGGCATTAATTATGTCATATCCTACTGATTCTCCCCCATTGTATGCTGCATTAGACTTATAAGTCTTTTTAATATTCATATTACATACGATATCATCATAATAATTCAAAGTAACGACATTTGATCTCGCTTTTCTAGTAGTATCATTAAAACGAATCTCCGATCCTTCATTCAATGGTCTTTCAGGAAAGATAGCATTAAACCATGCCTCAAAAAATTTCTGAGGATTGCATTCATTGGTTTGAATAAAACTTAGTCGGATATCATTGTATAGTCTGCCATGAGGATACTGGATCATTCTGCCAGTGTAAATACCATCAATTTCTTGTGTAGCAGCAAAAGTTCCTGGTAATGATGCCTCATCACACAAAAATGTCATATTTTGAGTTGCTGCTGATATATTACTACTGAATCCCATACTAGTCAAATTGCTTTGAATTTTTGCAGGAAAAGATTCAAAGGTTACTTCATACTCATTAGAATATGAAGCGCCACCGTCCCTATCAATTATACCCCTTAATTTTGTTATTGCTGATGACATTAAATCTAAATAGAAATAATTATTGTAATTATATTTATGGCGTATTCGGGACGCTATCAAACAATGAACCCCAAAAAGTACAAAGGTGATCCAAGACTGGTCATTTACAGATCATTATGGGAGTTAAAATTTATGAAGTGGTGTGATATTCATGATCATATACTTGAGTGGGGAAGTGAAGAAATTGTAGTTCCCTATCGTTCTCCTTTAGATGGAAGAGTACATAGATACTTTCCTGACTTCTATATAAAAGTCAGAAATAAGAATGGAAGTTTTAAGAAATATATCATAGAAATAAAACCAAAGAAACAAACACTTGAACCTAAAATACCCAAAAGAAAAACTAAACGTTATCTTACAGAGGTGACAACATATGTAACCAATCAAGCAAAGTGGGAAGCAGCAAAAGAGTGGTGCTTAGATCGTGGACTAGAATTTTTGATACTAACTGAGAAGGAGTTAAATGTCTGAAGGATTCGGCAATAGTTCAAAAACAAAAGGTGGATTGGAGAAGCATATCATAAAGAATTCTGGTGGTCAGAAAAAAAGTAGAGAGTGGTATCGTAGAGAAGTCTTTGAATACCTTTACGATAACATGACTGATGAGATTCAACCAGAAAAACTTTACTTCTATGAATATGATCCGAAATATAAGGAAAAGATGGATAAATATGACATATATCCTTTAGTATATGCCTTTGATCGTGGTAAAGATAACTTTCTAGGTTCTAATATTCATTACCTTCGTGACAGAGAGAAAGGTCCATATGCTCTTGCCCTCCTAAATAAAAAAGCAAGGATTATTAAAAAGACAATCCATCGTTACATCTTCAAACAAGCTGATAATTTATTCTTTGAAGTGAAAGAAGAAGATTGGGAATTTATAGCATCTCTACCCATCCATAAATTTATAGACAACTAATGGCAGCACTGACTTACCCATCTGAGTTTAAATCGGACGCAAGCACCGACTATATCATGATGCAATTTATTAGAAGAGATTATACAAAAAATACTGTAGTATATGAGAAAACAAATTTAAGTAATATCGTATTAAACGTCCCTCAAAAAATTACTGAGACATTTACACAAAACTTTCAAAATGCTGCCCTTGGTGAATTAGGTATTCTAAATGGTTTTGGCAATAGACAAAATGTAAAGGCACCTGAAGGGGTTGGAGCATTAGGCAATATGCTAAAAAGAGTGGTTGAAAATACATTTTTAGACAAAGCAGTTGATCTTGGGAACAAGATGGGTGCCAGTGGTCTCTCAGCAAATGGTCTTTTATCCGGTACTAGTGGAATCGTATTCAACCCAAACCTTGAAGTTCTTTATGAGGGTCCTGACTTTAGAACATTTAATTTTCAATTTTCACTGTTTACGAAGTCTAAAAAAGATGCACAATCAATTAAATTGATCGTAGATACACTAAGACAGGCATCACTACCAAGCAGAGGTTATACTTTCCAAGGAGGTTTTGAAAAAGGACTGGGTAATTTAATTAGTACCACTAGCTTGGCGGATGGTATAAGCGGACTTGCAAGAAACGCTCTGTCAGCCGGAGGACAACTCTTTAAAACATCTAAAGCAGGGAAAAAGATTTACGGCGGAGACAAAGGTGATCCAGATTTTAGTGGTGCCCTTGAAGGCGGATTTAAGAGTCTTGCTGGTGGTGGAGCTGGTGCTGCTGCGGCTGCTGGTGTTGGTAATGTAATTTTTTCTGGACAAAATAGATTTATCACCCAACCGCCATTGATTTATTTGAGATATATGAGGGGGGCAAATGTCCACCCTTTCCTTCAACCATTACTACCGTCATTTATTAATCAAGTCGGGTTTGATTTTACCCCAACAGGAAGTTATACCCAACTTGCCAACTATGCTGATGCATTGGCGAAAGATGTAGCAACAACTGTTGGTGTAAATATCACATTACAACTGACTGAGGTTAGCAATATTTACAGTGATGATTATGAAAATGGTCAACTTAACACTAATGTAACCCTTAAGTAATATGTTTTTTTCAAAATTACCAAATATAGAATATACTCCTTATAGAACTGAATTTAAGTTCACTAATGAAGATTTTGTATTAGCTAAAAATATCTTTAGAGTGTTAGAAATTGACGACTCAGCATATGCGACTGATTTATTCGTAGAAGTTGAGTTAAAGGAAGGTACTCGCCCAGATATGTTGGCATCAGAATTATATGGAGATCCTACTTATGATTGGGTTATTTTATTATCAAATAAAATAAAAAATCTCAAACATGATTGGTATCTTTCTAGTGGTGAGTTTGAAAAATTAATGAATAAAAGATATACTAATTTTGAAGGTGTGAAACACTGGGTTACGAGAGAAGTAAAAAATGATATTGGAGAAATTGTACAACCAAGTGGAATTATTGTCAATTATAATTCTAGTGATCCTAATTCATTCAAACTTAGATATATCAAATCATACAATCCTTTTGTGGAAGAATATGAAAATGGGTCAACCCTACTAACTTCAGTTAGTAACTATAATTATGAAGTAGAGCAAAATAACAAGCGAAGAAAAATTCAACTATTAAAACCAACCTATCTGAGAGGATTTGTTCAACTCTTTAGTGGATCAGTAAATTATCGTTCAGATTTCAAATATACTCTCAGTTCAGATGCTAAGAGAACTTTAAACAAAACTAGTATCTTTAACAATATCACTCTTAAAACCTCATAGACAAAAAAATACCCCGAATTTTTTTTCGGGGTTTTATGGAATTCAAAAACCCAATTCGTAGCAGGAAGATCTTGCTAGTTCTGGATTCTTTTTCAGTGTTCTGTGAACATGACCATGCACGTCTGCTTCTAAAGTAAGGTGTGCTTTAGTATGAACAACCTGAATCACCATTAACATTCCAATGAACGTAAGGTTTAGATAAGTAACTGGGTGATTCAGACCTTTCACAAGAAACTTAATCACTTTATTCACTCACTCTTGACTCTTTTTATTAAATCCGAAGGGTCCTTCTTTATCTTCCAGTGCAAGTTTTAATGCAATACCACCAACAGCTTCCATAACTTTTAGGATATCCTCTGACTTAGCATTCTCACCCAGTTCTTTGGCAATATACCAATACTTTGGCCAAAATGTTTCACCTGCTTTTTGATAGTCTTCAAGAGTTAAGATTTTCATGAATCTTCTTCAGCAAGACGAGCGAAGTAGGACAGGGTGTCATCATTGTCAGTCGTAGGAGCAGAACGTGTTGCAACAGTGGGTTGCAGTTCACTCAGTTCCTTACGGATTTCTGGAGTGGCAGGACGTGGAGGAAATGAAGGTGCTCCCATAATGTCAGACTCATTGAAACTACCACGACCTTCAGACTCATCTTCCATAGTTTCACGATCAAACTTTTGCTTCTGACCACGACCCAGAACAACATTCAAACGTGTATCAAGTTCTTCATAAGACTTAAAGTTCTTAGCATCCATAAACTCATTCAGAGAATTCTGAGCACGCCAAACCTTCTCAAGTTCATCGTCAGTCATATCCTCAAGAGTAGAGGTAGGAGCAAAGTCAGAGGAGTCATAATTCCAGTAACCAGCAACTTTCTTAATCTTCAGTTTAAAGTTAGCACCCTGCCACAGATCAAACGGATTGATCGGGGTCTCGTCTTGGAACTCAGGTTGCATTGCTGCCTGAATCTTATCAAAGATCTTCTTACCAAACTTATAGAGGAAGACCTTACCTTCGTTAGAAGGATTAGTAGGATCACTTACAACATAGATGTTGGAGTAGTAAGAGAGTTTACGCTTCTGCTTACGAGCGATTTCCTTATCGCTATCAAGACCACTGTTCCATAGTGTACGGTTCAGTTCCGACACAGGATCTTTCTTACCGAGAGTGGTTAAAGAATTTTCAATATACCATCCACCTGTACCTTGGAAACCATGAGACCACACCTTTGCCCAAGGAAGTTCTTCGCCATCAGGAGCAGGGAGGAAACGGATAACAGCGTAACCATTACCTGACTTATCCATCTCAGGTTTCCAGAAACGATCATCATTGCTACCACCAGTAGCTTGGAGTTTGTCAATCTCCTTAGTCAGACGATCAAAACCAAATTTAGATCCATTTTTAAGATCAGCAAAAGACATTCGTATTACCTGTATTGTTTGTATTTGTTGGATTACGATGACCCAACAGGATCATCATACACTATTTAGAGGTCGCCGTCAAGCACCTGCTGACGCACATTCTCCATGTTTTCACGGAAACTATCATAGATCCCTAACATGTCAAGACCTTCAGCATCCATACCAAGAACCTTGGCTGCACGACGGAATTCTTCTTTCAGTTCCTTTGCCATAGGATCATCAGAAAGATTTAATCTCATGTAGAATATTTTCTGGCGCTCAATCAAGTCCAGCATTGCATCAAAAAAATCTATACGATCGTCTGATGTCATCAGAGGAATAAATGGCATCCTATTGACAATTTCTTGCTGCTTAAGACTAATCTCTTCAGCTTCTTGTTGTACTATTTTTGAATCAAAGAAAGACATTGGTGATCTAATACTTTTTCCTTTAACGTATGCTTATATTTAACAGTATCCACAGTTATGAATGACGAATACTTTATGACGGTTCTCCTTACATCACTCCAGACTATAGTCTCAGTAATCTTATTGTCAAACTGTGGTATGAAATTTAAAATTTGATTTAAAATAACAAAAGTTTCCATGGAAATTTGTTTTCCCAAAAGAAACTTTATTAATGGTGGGTGAGTCTCTATGATCTTGAATAGTTGATCAAACTCATTTACCTGTTGTAATAAAAAATCTACATCCTCACTAAAGTTATAGTGAAGACTCTCCATGCGTTTCTTCCATGCTCTGTAGTTATCATCACCATCTGCCCTAACCATCTTACCAATCCATCCAGATGAATCAGCAATAAAGTTTGCTACAAAGTAGGGAAGAATTTCTGCATCCTTCTTACGATTGGTAAGTTTTTTAAAGAAGTAACGATCTTTTCTTTTTTCAAAGTTAGTTTCTGTTACTCTAGTTTTGCCGTTGAATTTGAAATAATCATAACTATCGGTCGTGAAGTGTAACTTCAGTGCGATATACATTCTATAAGATTCAAATGCGGTCATAAAATAAGTCGTGCCTTAGAAGACTTCTTCATGTAGTTGAGACGTTGAGCATCATACTTTAATTTTTCTTTCAATGGTTTTGAAATTAATTTAGAAACAGTTTCAACTTCAATATTATTTTCGGCACAGAAATGAATAATACATTCAATGTAATTCATTGTGCCGTGACTAATAGTCATTAAGTTTTCAATTTCCATAGAAAACTTTGCAGCAGTCATAAATTTCTTTTCTAAAATGTCATTAAGGTTCTCCTTAGACATTGGCAAATTTCGCTCCTTTATGATAGTTAATAAACTCATCAATGTACTGCTCCAATAATTTCATATAGTACATTTTATCATACTTTTCAAATAATTGCACTTCTCCATCTTCACATGCTTGAATAATAACAAGTTTCTCCACTTCAATCCCCGTAAGATCGTAATAGAGAGCACCATAAGCAGCGCATTGAACAAAATAATGCTCAATCCACTTCTCGGGTTTTTGTTTCCGTGAAGTTTTAAAGTCTACAATTGCCAGCTCACCTTTATATTCTGCGATACAATCAACGCGACCAGCGAGACCAAAATATTCACTATAGAGGGGAGCTTCTAGAGCATGTATATTATTTATGTCACTAAAATAAGGAAGAGAATTCTGAAACAATTGATATGGTTTACTAATCTCTTCCATGAGATCTTTTGGTTTCACCTCAAGATTATTGAAGTGATCTTCCGCATATGCATGATACTTAGTACCACGAGTCGTACCTTGTTTAGAAATACGATCTGCTTCAACAGCACCAACACGTTTACGCCATTCTGCAATACTCTTGCGAGATTTCATTGACGTGATTGATGTAATAGACGGTAGTTTCCTACCACTAGGGGTACGATAATAACGTACTCCATTTACTGTGGTAGGTTGAGCGAGTTCACTTAAGGAATTACCAACATGATTAAACATACTAAAGACCGAGATTCATTTTACTAACAAGGTAAGATTTTACAAGTCCTGAACGGACAATATCATCAACACCAAACTCAATGGAACTAAACTCATCCATGTTCTCAAGGATTTTCATAAAGTCAATGATGCCATTCTTCTCATACTGTTTCACAAGGTCAGTCTGTACAACATCACCACAGAACATAATCTTAGAATTCTCACCAACACGAGTCATGATTGAATCAAGTTCATGGAAGTTCAGGTTCTGTGCTTCATCAATCAGAAGGATAGCATTATCAAACGTAGTGCCACGAATAAATGATGTAGACCAAAAACTTACAGTTCCCTGTGCTTTAAGGTTAGTATACAAGAGGTCAAATGAATTATCATCTGGCATCTTAAACATATACTTTACCATATTCTTATAAGGAATCTGATACAGTGAAGATTTGTCTTCATGATCTCCAGGAAGGAATCCGATTTCTCTAGTTGGTACTAAAGAACGAACAATATAGATTTTTTCATAAGGAGTATTTTCATTTAAAACATCTCTCAGTGCTAAGTACAATGCGACAAATGTCTTACCTGTACCAGCAGCACCATAAGCAAAGATGTTTAGATCTGTCCCATAATCATTAAAGAATCTTTCTTGATTCTCAGTAAGAGGTTCAATTGTCTTAAGATACTCTTGATTAATAGGTTTTTTTCGTTTCATCTGTTTGATAGTCATACCAGATGTAACTGGAGCAGAATTTCTTTTTCTTGGCATTTTCTATCAAGTATAACGGGATAAGTTAGCACCGGGGTGACGCTTCTGTACTTTTTGCATCACTTCTTTGAATCCTTGAGATTGTTTAGGTTCCCCATATATTGTACCACCAAATGTCGCTTGTGACCAGTCTTTATCCCAGTCAGGATTATCCTTCCTCCACTGTTCGTATTCCGAAATAGACATCTGAATCTCAAGTTGATCTCCGTTTTTCAAATTCTTTACATTGTATGTGGGCATAAAAAAATAGTAATTTTAAGTATCTATATCAAACCCAGTCAGGTTTGCGGGATGGGTCACGAAGATAATTAGATGCAACCCAAGGTTTGCTGCTAATGTACATTTTGTAAGCAGTAATAGTATCAATGCTTGTGTCAAGTTTAAACTCATCAGGCATAGCGCGAACAAAGGGGGTTGTGTGCTTCCCTGAGCGTCCTTGTGGATCTGCAGTAGGAAGTATCTTCTTTGCTGCTAGAAGGGTCTTCTGGCAGGTGTGGACCTTGCCGTAGCGAGCAGTGTATTCATTGCACATAGCAAGTCCATGAGCAAGTAACCACTGCCAGTTTAGCACAAAATTATTTGCCCAGATAGTACAAGGATGATTACGAAAAGCACCCTTCTCAGTAGCATAGGGAGTACCGTCTGCTTTGGGAAGAGTGCCGAAACCATGACCCCATTTGTCAGAGCACACAATGGATAGCATCTGACAGGTTTCTAGGGGCATCTTGACGATGTGCTTGTCAGGAAGAACAACAGCAGATTTCCATGGACTAGGGTCAGTTACAAAGATGTTCATAGTAACTTAGATAACGAAATGAAGAGTAGGAATGCTAACATTATAACCACATCCCATGATTTTGTCCTTATAAAGTAAGGAATTGAAATAAGATCCGCAACGAAGTGAGCGCCCACACCAACTAATACATTTACATGAAGGACAATGAAGTAGGCAACAATGACGAGCGCACTACCTATGACCCTTAGACGAATTACATTTACCATTCAAGTGCTTCTGATACTGCGGGGAACTGTTCTTTAAAAATATCACGGACACCTTCAGCAACAATCATATGTTCCTTCTGAGTGCCATTGGCGGTCCTTAGATCAATATAATGCACCCATGAACGAACTGAGCCTGTCATGTAGATTTTGGTGGGCGTACATAATGGAAGCACCATTCTTGCACACTCTTTTGCCACTCCACGTTCAAGCATCTGCTGGTATAATGCCATTGCTGAATCAAATAATGTTGTCATTTGGATTTCCATATTTTGGACATCAAATGCATCCAGATCATCAATGGAATTCTGACGATTCTTGGTGTCCTGTCTACGGAGTTCTGGTAGGGGGATCTTCGGTCCGAGTAAGGAACTATCAGCATAACGTTGGGAAAATTCTTGGAAAGTAAATGAACGGTGCCTTAGGATCTGAGCTGCGATTGCTCTAGTCGTTTCAATTTCAACAGTCATATATGCCTGCTCAAAGATACTCCAGTGTTGATGCTTAATACAATACTTCAGAAGACCACTGAACTTCTCATTATCCTGGTTGTTGGGGTTAGACACACGAGCACAGTATGCCATGTGCTTTTCGGCATCTGGGGTAACGGAGACAATCTTAACGGTCATTCTATGATGAAACACTATGGAGTTATTTTAGCAATAAAAAAGGAGGGCGTCAAGCCCTCCTCCACAAATCAATCTGGATAACCGTCATCGTCATCCCCTACTTTATAATTATCTGTACTTTTATACAGATCTATATCTGAATATATTTCGCTTTCCAACGCATCTACAAGTAACTTTAAATTCGTAAGTATTAACTTTAGCCTATCCCTATCTACCTGCATGATACCTCCATAATAAAAAAAGGAGGGTTACCCCCCTCCCGATTATTTATACTACTGTAATATCACTTACTGTAGGTGCGTCCACGATAACAAAATGTGCCGTGGGTTTGCTTACTCTCTACACAACGTGTGTCATACTCAACACCACGATATGAGGTGTGAAGAACTTGTGCGTCGTGAAGTGCAGATACTTTATTGATCTGCTTCTTGATCATGTTTAGTGTGTTCATTTAATTTACTCCTGAAAGTTAGGGTTTTTAATTCCCCGTTCCTTCAGTCGTGTGCGTCCCATGGATAGCATTCAGGGGTTGATTCCTTCATGACCTCAATCAATTCTACCTTATATTGGGTAGGAATATTCTCATTTGCTTTCATCCGAATCATAATTGAATCGGCTTGAGTACATGTGAGTGATGAATAGAATAATATTTCTAACATAGGATGAACGGCTCCGTTCCGCGACTTACTTGCGTCCTCCTTGCGGGGGATGAACGTATGGTAACAGTGTACATCACTATTTAGTATATGTCAACTGTATAATGTAATACACTTTAATATTTTCTTAAAGTTTTAAGATGTTCTAAGATATTATCACGTACCCACATAAGTTCATGATAGCATTGTTGGTTATGAGCACACTGACGCAGTGCAGGATCTGGTTTCAATACACTCTCAATAAACAAATCTAGACCACGATTCCACTTTACTTCTTGAGATTCGCCGTCATCAATAACATACTGATCTTTCATTAAATCATTCCTCGCTCTTTCATGTAGTGTAATGTTTCTTTCAAATCACCAATGTGCCTAGCACCGATGGCAACTTGAGGATATGTAGCTTCGTATCCAAACTCTTGTTCAAATGAACGTTGAGTAAAGTGTTCGTTTAATCTATATTCTAAAAACTCTCCTCCCAGAGAATTGAATAGTGATGTGAGTCTTTCGCATTCTTGACTACCGTTAGTATAAACGACCGATGTCATAGATCTGCCCCATACCTAATAATATCATTCATCACTTGTGAAATGATAAATGTTGGATCAGATTGAGAGCATTCTACTGTGTCATGAGGTGCTGGTGGTGGTGGTAAAAATCGCTTAGCTCTTCCAAGATCAGAGTACATTTGTCTTCGTCTAGAGTTTTTAATTTTGCTTTCAGTCCAAAAAACTGCTGCCGCCCTCGTTCCTTTAGTAACCTCACATACCATATGAGACATCCCGCACGGATATGTAACCATAGACCCTGCATTTAGTTTAAATTTTTTTGAGCGACCATCAATGAATATTGAAAGTTCACCTCCCGAATATTTATCTGGATCACTTAAAAATAAAGTGCTGCTATATTCACCCAGATCAGGTGAATCAAAATGTGGTTTATAGAATCCACCTAGATTAGTTCTGGAAAATAAAATAGGACCCGACTGATTTGGCACTGTATAGTCTGCAAAATCTACACACCTATCAATAGCAGTATACAAGATTTTACTTGCCTCTAAGTATTCATCACATTTTGAAGATAACTCAATATTTTTTTTAGTTTTACCACTAGAAGAAATCATGGTTTTGGTTCCATCATTCCAATTATCTGTAGATCCTAGGATATCTCTAATGGCAAGTAACTCTTCGCTATTAAGTACTTGCTGAATTAAGTAACTCATTACTTTTCTGTATGATCGTATTCAATTACTATTTTTTTATGTTCCGTTGTTCTATCTGAACAATAAAAATATCTAACACTTTTGGCATTTAATAATTCACCAACTCTATTCACGAGGTTGTTAGCAATGTTTTGATTAGTTACGTTTGTCATAGATCAAGTTCAAGTTGTAGTTTAAGTTCTTCCTCTATTCTATTGTGCTCTGCCCACATATCAGCAACCATATCAACATTATGTCTTACTGGTTGAGGGATAGGAGTAGCATTTTGCCACTTATCAATCACTTCTTGTGTAGGGACAGCAATTCGGAATGGAGTATCATCTTTAATGAACTCTTTGTTCATATCAATGTATGTTTGAGGAGTGATCTCAATTTTTTTCATTTTTCAACCAGCAAGGTTTACATAACGAATTTATATATCTTTTCTTGGACAGAACATAGCACCCAACTTGAGGACATTGGTTTGCTGGTGTCATTTTACCACATCCAACGCATTTTGTCTCCCACATCTTCATAATGTTCTTTCTAACCTTTCTGTTGGTTGGTCAGGGAAGTCTCTTGGTCTACTGTCGGTTGCGTTGTCAGTCTTAGGAGAACCTTCATTCGCCTTCATAGTATGCTGATAGTTTGGTCTTGGGTATCTAATACGAAATGGATCAGGCATCCAGTATGTTACCTGCCATTCTTGCTCAGGACACAACTCAAGATGCTTCTCTACAGAATGAGAGAAACTACCCAGTTGAATGTACCCATCGTGACTCATGCATCTGCCATTGCCAGTGTCAACCAGGAATAGCATTTTACTACTCATAGCACTTCTTGCTCTGGGTTGAGATTTTTGACAAACTGCACAGGATCTTTTTCAGACTTATGTACCCAATGATAGCGCATCATCTCAAAAATGGGATCCCATGTTGCGACACAGACATAATCAGTCATGTGTGTCTCGCAGCAAGTTCTTTGAGTTCCTTCACTGTCAACTTGTCTAACCTCTCTGTAAAGTGGTCCAACAGTAATTGTTTGTATTCTTTCTTAGTCATAAGTAGTCACCATAAGAAGTATCATCCTTATGAAGAAGAACACCATCAACATTCCGAAGTAATTGCTGCATACTACTATTTAAAGCACGATATCCAGTGCCAACATAAAGTTGACCAAGAACAACCGATACTGTAGCAGTTCCCCAAAAAATGTAATACCACTTAGATTTTACTTGCGCTCTAGTCTTGGTTTTCATAATGTTTAATCAATCGTTCTGCTTGTTTTTTATCAATCCCACAAGGGGGACACAGACATAATCAGTCACGTTGCCTCCAGTCATCAGGTTTATCTCTTTGAAACCAGTCCTTGATATCATCAGCACTAGTGAACCCCGTTTTATGATTGGATGGATCGGGGTCTCCTAAACCCATCCTATTCAGAAAATCGTCGGTACTGCCTTCTTCAATGTCTTGTGCTGCTTGGCGTCGTGCTTGCTTTAACCAATCCCTAGCAA